CTTTGCTCTCGGTCCATTTTACGCTATGGATCGGTCGCGGCACAGCCGTAGCTCCTGCGCAGCATGAAAATGCAACGCAGGCGATCTGCACCGCCCAAACAAGACGTTCTTGTGAGCGTTTTGTTTGGCGCGTACACCGCAGCGCGCCTTCCCACCCGAGGGTGGTTGAAGGAGCGCTGCAAACTGTTCCGGAGATGGTTAGACTCGGACGCAGATTGGTGTTTATCCTATCTGAAGTCCCAGTGTAATCAGCTCCGTTTATATGCTGTTTGTCAGACTGATGTCCCCGTTGGGAACGTCTTTCTGGCCAAACACTTTATTCATAAGGTCACCCCGCTGGTAGCGTTCCAGCTATCTATGATAGCTCGAGCTCTCCCCGCGGCGACCAAACGCAAGTGTGACGCCACAATGGCAGCCTTTTATGAGACTGCTATTGAGGACGACTACAATGATTTTGTGCCTTCTGGTCGTTTCTCGATTTTGGTCGATGAAATGATCCACAAGGCATCCGTCGATGAAGATGATTACGAGGATCCGGGTGCTCCCGGGACCTCGTCATCATATTCTTCTACTCGAGCTGAAGGAGGGCAACTTGTGGATTTTGTCCATAAGCTGCCACCCGATAAGCTACAACGTGTTATACGTGGTGACCTTAATGCTCCATGGCTCATTAGAAAAATGAAGATTAAGGCCACCGCCGCTGCTGTAGAAGATTTTGCTTCTCACTATCGTGAGGAACAGAATGTTCTACGCGCTGTTCCGTTAGCTGAACGGGGTTACAAGTGTCGTGTCGTCACTTGTAACAACGCTCGCTATGTATCTGCTGCCCATGCTGTACGCAAGAAACTCTGGCGTATAATCATGAGGCTGCCGCAAATATCGAAGCATATAGGCGCCGCCCAGCGGACCATCAAGGTCGGCGGGAAGGGGACTATTGTTTCTACCGATATGAGCAAAGCCACCGATAACATCTCTCACAAGGTGTTATCGTGGATTTGTCTCAAATTTAACATTGACCCGAAGCTCGTCTATGAAGGTTTCTTCATAGAGACACCTGATGGTGTCTTGCCGTACAAGAGGGGGTGCCCTATGGGCATGCCCGCCTCTTGGTCGGTATTGAGCATTCTACACTATTTATGCATGCGTAGCGTCGGCCTCAAGCACTTTGCAGTGCGTGGAGACGACGGTATCGCGCGCATGACTAACGAACAATGGTTAAACTACGTGTCTACGGTTGAGTCCCTAGGCATGTCGATTAACAAAGATAAGACCTTTTTGTCCAATCAATTTGGAACTTTTTGCGAAAAGTTCTACAAGTTGAGGTCAAAAACTTTGGTTATGTACGGTACTTTATCTATCAGGATTTTTAATCCTGAAGATAAAACACTCGTAATACGAGACATGGCACGTATAGTTAAGGACAGTGGTTTACCCAATGACCTTCTACATCGCGCCTTTTCTAAGGGGGCACCTTGGGCATTCGACTTAGGTCGGATGTTCAAGATACCTCTCTATCTTCCTTCGTCTTATGGCGGAATGGGTCTCCCTCCTCCTTCGAAGAGGTGGA